AAGCTCACCAGTACGGCTTCGGTCACGCCTGATCTGCCGCATCTTGGCGGGGTCACATGGGTTCGGGAGCCATTCGACAGATGGGTCGATCAACGTCAGATCAAGTGTCGAGACAATACCAACAGCCCCGTACTCCTTGGTCGTAGCTAAAAGGCTGGCCGTGTTGTTGTGACGGAACTCGGTCCCGTGGTGGTGCATGACCAGCGGCTTGTCCCGCCACCCATCGAACGGCGTGACGGCCGACCATCGCTCCATGACGTGGACGACGTCAGCTTCCCGGAATAGATCGTCCAGCCCGGATGGCTTGGGCTTGTCGAGGTCCCACGTGATGTCAGACGGGTACCGAATGTAGTTGTCGTGGCGCCGAACGAACCGGGCCTCCCAGTCGGAGTACCTATCTAACGCCTGCTTGAGCGCGATCCCGACCCCGCCCGTGTCCTCCCAATCCGAGAGGATGAGCACCTTCATCCGACGATACGCCGCAGCGTTTCTGCATCGGCCGCCAGAGAGTTGGCCTGCCACCTCTCAAAGACGCCACGATCGTGGTCGATCATCTGGCCGGAGTTGGCTCGCTCGTAGCCTGCGTCCATCTCGCCTTTGCCCGCGTACGGGTGCATGTGCTCGATGACGAGGTCCGGCATGTAGTAGATGCAGTCGGCAGCCTCGCCGAGCGTCAACCAGTAGTTGTCGATCCAGAGGTGCCGCAACTCCGGGTGTCCCATCCCGAAGACGTTGACGATCTCCCGTGAGAGGAACCACATCGTAGGCAGGTTCTCGCGCTGGTAGAGATCGTCGCAATAGACGATGCCCTTCTCGGCTGCGAGGGCCGCGCTGATCGCCTCATCCCAGCGTGGAGTGCGGAAGCGATGGTCATCCCCGATGAACCCAAAGACCGAGAAATCGGACAACACCGAGTCGCGCTTGACGGCGATCGTCATGGCGTTGTTCATGCAGCCCGGTGGAGGGTCGAGGATCAGCGTGCTGCTGTATGGATATTGGTGTCGCGTCGGATCATCCGAGTCCACGAGAAACAGGATCTCGGTGTCAGATCTGCTCTTCGTCAGGTTGAATGAGTCCATCGCCTCGAAGGCATTCTGCGGACGGCCACGAGAGGGGCAAAGCACGAGGATGCTCATGCAGACCAAGACTTCGACACTGCCGCAGCCCTCCGTGCTTCCGAGGCAGCCGTTCGGCCCGCCTTCGGGATCCCTTCCTTTGGCTCAACAAGGAAGGGATCCCGTGGTGAGTCTAGTTCAGCACGTAATCAATAGATCACGTTTCATCGCTAACTGGACCTAGGTCTCGTCATAACTGTACGAGATCGTCTCCTGTGTCCAGTTTCCCGGGTTCGCCGTAGCGGCGACCTGAAGCTGGAACAGTACGAACTTGGTCGTGGCATTCGTGGCGCTGTAGGACACGGTGTCCCACGTTGCCTTGTTGCCAGCCGTGTACGTCACGAAGTTGGCATTGCCGATCGTGGTTGTGACCGTGCTGGCCTGCTGGAAGGTCACGTATTGCGACGTGAACGCCAGCGTGGTCGACGTATCGACTGCACCATCACCCCAGATCTTGAAGTTGGTCACGCCATTGGCGGGAGCGGTGTCGATCTTGAGCTTCAACCACTTCTCGTAGCTGTTCGTAGCGACCGTGATCGGGTTGGCCTGCCGGTTGGCAAGCGTATTCGTCGCGTTGTCGGCACTCTCAAGATCGATGCCCGTTACCACCGCCGACTCAGTTTGCGCTCCCGTCGTATAGACGCGGAGACTGAGAGAGGCAGCCATTAGGACTCCTTCTTGGTACTGCCCGAGGATGGCTTTCCACCCGTCGGAGGCTTGGATGAACCACCCGCTGGAGGTCCAGCCGGATCGGGTCGCTGCTTGCTGTCCATGACTTCCCGGGCGGTCGGGACGTCGTCAAGCAGCACAGCTCCGGTCGGCGTGATGACCATCAACGAGTCGTATAGGGAGCCGGGCATCGGTTCCCGGCCATCTTCGAGTCGCGCTTCATTGATCGTTTTCCAGCTAACGCCCGCGAGAGCACGCTGATTGATCTGAGCACGCGACAGGCTTTCCTTCAGGTTCAGTCTAGTGAACCTGAAGGCTAGATTGTTGTCCGGTCCACCGTACGTCGGATCCCACACGATCTCTCGCGTGAGGTACTCCTGAATGAGACCCAGCAAAGGCCGAAGGCCGCGATCCTCCGTCTGCTCGGCCTGCACGTCTGCGGTGGCTCGGTTGATATCGGCCGTGAGGCCAAGGTCCATAGGCGAGAGTCCGAAGACAGCACAGATCTTCCGAACGAGATAGAGCTGCCATTCGAGGAACTGCATGTCCCGGTTAGATGTCCGAAACGGAATGAACTTGGCATTCTTTGATCCACCAACGAAGGCCATCGCGCCGCGCCCTGCGACCTCGCCTTGCCAGTAGGACTTGAAGGCATCGATCTGCTCCGACCGGGCTCCCTCGCCCAGATCAAGCATTCCGTCCGGAGCCGCATTCGTCACCTGCCTGTTGTTGTAGGCGTGTCCGTTCAGCTCGGCATCGATCGTATTCTTGAGCACTTCCAGCTTGGACAGCCCCACGACTCGATACGTCGAGGGGTGCTCCATCATGTATACCATGTCCGCGTTCTTGAACTTGCCGCGCTCGTACTGGTCGGGATACCAGTAGTACCGGGTCTCGTCCGGATCCGATCCGTCCCAGTAGGCGTTGACTCGGATCGTCGCTCCATCGACGGGATGCAGGTAAACGATGTCGCCTCGGTAGGAACGCTCCTTCTCGATCACGCCAGCATCCAGAACGAGGATGTCCTCGATGATCGGCTCGATGAACGAGCGAAACGAGTTAGCCGATGGGCTGGGCAGGATGAACTGGTTCTTGATCTGAGTCCTGAGCTTCTCACTCGGGTCGGGCAGAGTTGGATCGAACTTGACGATGTCCCACTCGCTCTGGCTGACCTGTGCCTTGCGCACGTTGACGGCGGCATTGATCCACTCAGAGCCCTCGGCCCAACGTCGATACATCTTGGCTCTGGGACGACCGACACGGCCCTTGGTTCCCAGCGTCCATGACGCTCCCTGATTGGAGACGACGGACGCCGCGCTGTCGGATGGGATGTTCTTGGGACTGGTCTTGAACGAGTTCGTGAAGAACTCAGCGATGCGACTCATTGGTCACCCGCCATATGCGTACGCACGATGCCATCGAACGCCGCGTTGGCGAAATCCTTGGCCAACCTGCCATTCACCTGCTCCACCGCGTCAGCGTAGGTATACCTGACAGTGTCTAGGTTCGACATTAGCTCTGCCAGATACGGCACTACGACTCGCTTTCCGTCTCGAAAGACCAGCTCGTTTGGGTCCAGTTGCTCATCTTTCTTCTTCCGGTTCGACCCCGGAAACACTAGCGGCATGTACTCACCTCCGTAACGACCCGAAGAAGAAGCCGCCACCGCCGAGATCCATGCTGAAACCGAGCGAGTCGATCATGTCGTCATGGCCCTTTGGGAAGCTGAGCAGCTCACGCTCGAAGTCCGAGTCTTCGAGCGAGGAGTGGTGAAACACCTTGTGGCCCTCGTACTTGGCGGCAACAGCGCGAGCACGAGTGACCTTGTCCGTATCCGACTTACGTCCCTCGATAGGGATCCGCGGGTAGTCGCGCAGAACCTCTTGGATCAGCGTCGACTGAAACTGGTTGTTCTCGCAGATGACCAAGCCCATCGCCGGGTAGGCCATGTGCCCGTCATTGATGAACTCGGCGTGGCCCGTCTCGCGGCGATCCCGGTAGACCGACAACACGTAGAAATCGCCGTTCTCGCTGTCCTCGGCCGTAATGGTCCGAGACGTATAGTCGGCCCGCTCGCGTTCCGAGGAGGCGAGATCGATGCCCATCCGAATGATGAACGACCGGCCTTCCGGGAGCTGATTGAAATACTGGAAGTTGCGCTTCAGGAAGATGTTGCCCGACATCAATCCGCTGATGTCGTTCTGGTAGGAGCAACTGAATAGGGCCGTGCCCATCATCAGCCGCTCTTCGTACAGGTTCGGGAGCGGCCAGTAGGACGGCCAATACGAGAACTCATCATCGTTCTCGTCCGTCTGGATCGCCTTGACGGTCATGGTGGGCCAGCCGCGCCCACCTTTCTCGACCGGGTCGATCAGATGCTGGTAGAGATCGTCTTCGGCCCACCGGGTGCCAAGCACGATGATCACGCCACCGGGAACGAGACACGGCCTGAGCGTCTTCCAGAACCAGTTCTCGACCTTCTCCCGAGCTTCAGGAGTCGCCGTGTTCTCTTCGTCGAGGATGTCATCGCACAGGATGATGTCGAACCGCTTTGAGATGATGGCTCCACCGGCCCCGGCCGAATAGAGCGTCACGTCCTTGCTGCCAGCCCACCGAGAGTCAGCCCGCAACCACTCGACATCCGTCCACTTCTGGGCCGATCGCAGGTTGCCAAACAACTCGTGTTGTTGGGTATTGGCCTCAAGGGTGTAGCGGATCGCCCGGGAGAAGTCGTTGGACTGCTTGGCCGTGTTGGAGATCAGTCCGATACGAATGTCCTTGTGGCGGCTGACATGATGCGAGACCTTGATCGTGTTGCCCCACGTGGTCTTCGCCGACCCGCGAGGCATGAGTACAACCCCGTTGTGCCGCTTCTCGATGCACGCATCGATGAAGTCGACCATGGCGCGATGGTGGGGTTCGGCCTCGTAACCGAAAACGTACTCGCCGTACGCATAGATATCAGCTGGCGCGAGCGTCCGAAGAATGAGCCCCCGAAGCTGCTCCCGGTCCAATGGCGACAGGCTCTCTGGATCGAAGTGCTCCAAGTAGATCCCTCAGTACGGATGGGTCGGCCTGCGTCAGAACCTCGATGCCAAGCGTACGGCTTTCATTGATCTGCTGTGGCTGACCAATCAGGCTTTGGAACTTGTCGATCAGGATAGCGAGATCACGTGGGTGCATCCGCATGACCTTGCGTTGCTTGATCTGCCCGGCGATCTCATAGTCCTCCTCGGCGTCCATGTCCTCGGCCATCTTGAGGATGCCCGCGTGGATGACTTCGAGGGAGTCCAGCTGGATCTCGGCGATCTTCTGGGCGCGCTTCTGGGCCAGATGTTCCAGCGACTTGTTCTCGACCTGCCGGTTGAACTCAGCGCGAAGCGCCTCCCATCCCTCCCGGTTGGCCCGGACATTGACGGGAGACCATGTCGTGATGTTGTTCTGCCGACAAAGCTCGCGGATTGACATCACGCCCTGAACGTATTGGTTCTTGAGGCTGATGTAGTCGTTCTTGGTTGCCATCAAGCTCCTGCCATGAAGTCAGCGCAGATCAGCTCTAGCGCCTTCCAGTCATCGTTCACGCCGTCTTCCTTGACCTTGGAGATTGCCCCATCGATCACCTGCGCGGCGTCGATCGGCAGACGGTAGATCCGCTCCACCCATTGCGCAACTTCTGGCTTCTCCTCGATCTTGGGGCGCTTGAGCGCGTCCCAGTCGAAATCAGCCTTGCGCTCGGCG